CGTCAAGGCGCTGAATCTCGACCTTGTACCGGCCGCGCTTGAACGTCCCGCCGGCGCTGCCGGGGGCCACGCCGAAGTCTGTGCCGACCGAGATGGCGGCGCCCGTGACCAGCGTGCCGTCGTTGTTGTTGGGCGACAGATCGTCCGTGGTCCCGCCGCCCGACGTGTCGAACGGCCAGCACAGCAACAAGTCAGGCTCGCTGCCCGTGCCGGTGAAGCCCGAGCCGTCCGCGTACTGGACCTGCACCTCGGCGCCGGTCAGCTCGCGGAGAAACAGCTTGAAGACGTCGAAGTCGGCGTCCGCGAAGTTGGTAAAGCTGGTCTCGGCGCCCACGCGCACGGTGCCGGCGGCCGGCAGCCTGTGGTTCACGTTCTCGACCTTGAGCGTCCTGACAAGCGCCCCGTCCCAGTAGAGCTTGAGCCGACCAGCGCCGGCGACGCCCGCGCTCGAGCCGCCGTAGCTGACGGCCAGGTGGTGCCACCGCTCGACTTCCGAGGCAACCCATCCCTGAACAGTAACAAAAGGCCCAGACAGACTTTCAACGGGCATCTCCGCCGTGACCGAGCCCGCCCCGGTGCCGTACTGGACAAACAGCCGCACGCTCTTGGCGGCCCCCGAGCTGATGTATTGGAGCCAAACTTTGAAGCCGCGGTTGGTGGCGCCGTCCCAGAAGTTCCAGACGTGGTAGGTCTGGGTCGCGTCCTGGTTGTCCACGTCGATCTTGACCCAGCCCGAGGTCGTCCACTGGACGTTCTCCGGCTGCGGGTCGGTCATGCCCGTGGGGCTGGCGCGGGTCACACAGCCGTTGACCCCCTGGAGCTTCAGGTAGTACCCCTGCGTCGGCGCCGTGTAGGTCGCCGGGTCGATGAAGGGGTGCCTGAACTCCACGTCGAAGGCCCCGGCCTTCGCCTGCGTGACCGTGCCTTCCGCCGGCAGGACGACCACCTTCCCAACGGGAGTGCCCGTGCCGTCGAGCTCCTGGTAGCGGAGCTGGAACTGCGCCTGGTTGTTGGTGAGCGAGCCCGAGCCCGAGAAGGTGTAGAGGCCCTCGGGGAAGGTCACAGTCGCCGAGAACTCGTCGGCCTCCTCGCCGGCGCCCATCGAATAGGTCACCTCTGTGTCCCACTTGTTCAGCTCGGTTAGGTCAGCCGGCACGCCGGGGTCGTACCCCCCGTTCTTCGGCGTGATGGTCACAGCCCCGGGCGTGCTCGAGGGCGGCAGCGCCTGATCGACCGGGTACTGGACCGAGCTGGCCTCGAAGCCGGGCACGGCGTCCTGGTAGAGGTCCCCGAGGCGCACGTGCACCTCGACTTCCTCGAAGTCGGAGACCGGGCGCCCGTTAACCTCCATGCCGGCCGGCAGGTTGCCGTCGGACAGGCGCAGCGGGCCCGAGTCCTCGGTCACGTCGCCGATGGCCTCGATCGGCCCCTCGGACAGCGCCACCAACGTGTAGAGGTAGGTCGAGGTCAGCGAGGCGCGGGTGTAGCGCTGGACGACCACGCCGCCGGTGCGGATCTGGCCGAAGACCAGGGGCAGGGCCGCGCCTTCGGCGTCGCCGTTGGAGGCAATGCCGCCGAATCGGTACGTGGGGCTGGCCTCGTCGCCTGGGTTGGCCGGGCCCTTGTTGGGGGCCAGGAGCTTGCCGACGAGGAACGAGAACGCGAAGCTCTGCGCCAGGTTGGCTGCGCCGGCCCAAAACGCGACCGCCGCCGCCTTGGCTGCCAAGGCCGACGCCGTGCCGGTCAGCACAGCCCCCACGGCCGGAGCGACAAGCAGCCCCTGGGGGATCTCCAGCACCTCGACCACGTCGTCGTCGAGCAGCGCCTGGTCAAGCACGCGGGCCCGCACGCCGTTCAGGTAGACGTGCGCCACGACCCCCTCGGCGGTCGCCCAGCCCGGAAGCACGTCCCGCAGGCTCGTCCCCGTGCGCCAGGGGATCCAGACGGTCTCCCGCGAGCCCGCGTCCAGGGGGTTGCGCTGACTGGTCAGTGCGATGGCCACCGGTACACCCCCACGAGGTTGATGGAGGCCAGCGGCAGGGCGAAGACCCCCTCCCGGTGGCTGGACGTGACGACGAGCCCCTGGCGGCGGCACACGAGGCCGCCCGCGAACAGCATCCCGCCGCGGTCTCGTCCGAGGATCACGTCTCCCTCAGTGTAGCGTGTCGGCGATGCTACGGTCAGCCAACGGCCCAAGTCCTCGGGCTCTTCCAAGGCCTGGTCCGGGATCTTCTTTCCGGCCCGCCGGGCGATCTCGACGGCCACCTGGCCGCACTTCCAGGCGGCGTAGGGCTGGCCAAGGAGATCCTCGTAGGAGATCACGACTTGCCCACCCCCGGGAAGCCACCGAATCGGTCCGCGTTGGCGTGGACGATGCACCCGTTGGGGCCGTCCAGGGTCTTGTCACAGCCCACGATCCCCCCGGAGTAGGCGCAGGCCGCCCCCTTGTATTGGTGGCGGCAGAACTTGCGGAGGATCCGGGTCCGAGGCAGGAAGGTCCGCAGCAGGTTTCCCACCCCGATCGAGAAGGCAGCGGCCCGCTCCGAGGCCACCGAGGAGACGACCTTGCCTCTGACCTCGACGAACGGGATCGGGTCGCCGAGCGCCGCGACGTTGACCAGGTAGACCCGCACGTCCTGGTTCGTCAGGCCGTCGTAGAGCTCGATCAGCGCCTGCGCCTCCCGGGTCACGTTGCCGACGCTGATCCGCAGCACCTCCTGTGCCCCGTCGCTGGACATCTCGATCCCCTCGTGGCGCACCGGAAACGGGCTCCACGTGATCGGCTCGCCCGCGCTGTCGGTCAGGTACTGGATGGGCTCGTCGTAGGCGGCTACGCGCAGCACCTGCACAGGGCTCGACGGGATCGTGAAGGCGTAGAGCCAGACGAACGGGTCGGCGTTGTTCTGCCGGTTCAGCAGGTCGATCTGGTTGCCCGTCAGTGTCATGCCAGCTCCTCGAGTCCGAACTCGACGTAGTAGACCCCGCGGAACGGCTCAAAGACCTGCCACGACTCGGGGGCGAACCGGACCTTGCGGGTCAGGCCATCGACCGGGTCGGTGAAGCTAAACGCCTTGCCGCCCTCCTTGCTGTGCCAGAAGGCCAGCAGCGCGTCGAACGCCGCCTGCCCCATAGGCTCGGTCTGGAGGCGATCATACAGCCGATAGCCCCGGGAGATCCGCGCCTGCGTGTACCGGTAGCCTGCATCCGAGATCGTCGTGTCGGTCACGTGCACAGCCGCAGGCGCAAACGGGTAGACGACCCGCGCCACGGTGTTGAGCGACCCAGAAGCCGTGCCCTCGGTCAAGACCGGGTAGCTGGCATAGTCCTCCCACGGCGTAACGCTGGGCACTACAATGCCTTCGTCCCACGTCGTGACGCTGATCGTTTTGGTGGTGTCGTTGCTGAATACGTAGATGCCCTCTCCGGGGCCCTGCGTAATCCGATTCGCCGTGCCATCGACCACGATGCCGCTGGACGGGTTAAACACACCGTCGACGTTTGTGGTCGCCACAAGGTTGACGCGCACGCTGTCTACTAGCAGCTCAAGTTCGGCCGGCCCGCCAAGGCCCGTGCCTGGCTGGTCGCGCACAGCCAGCTCCACGGTGTAATCGGTCGCCTCGTTGACCGTAAAGCTGGCTGCCGCCAATTCGATTTTGGCACCGTTCAGGTAACGCCACAGCTTAGCCACCCCGCCGCCTATGGTCCTGCCGATGTAGGCCACATAGCCGGTCGTGGTCGTGCCGTTGCTGCTCGGCGTCGGAGCAGACCCGCGCACAATCAGGCCCGCATGTCGAAAGTGAGACAAACCGTCCGTCCCAGAAGACTCCCACTGCACGACGATCTTTGGCGTTTGCGTGCGTATGTTATTTGCTGGGCGTTGCGACAGAGCTGCCCATTCAGAGTTCACAAATGTCGAATTGCCCAGCCCCGCGGCCGTGAACTGGATTGCGTCAGCAGGTGACGTGTCGCGTGCAATCTTCCCCTGCGTTTGCCCGGCGGCGCTTTGCAGGTCGTGGTAGAACGCCGACTGAAGCGAGCGCCCGGTGGTCCCGAAGTCCGAGGTGTCAAGAAAGCTTGCGCCCTTGTTCAGCCGCAAGAACTCGTCGCGCACCAGCACCGTGTCGTTTGCCGGGTTGGTGACCGTCCAGGACGTGACCTTTTCGCGCAGCCGGATCGGGAACTCCGGCCCGAAGTTAAGCACGCGGTCTTGGCCGAGCAGGATGCCGCCGCGCCCGGTGCCCGTGATTTTGTCTGCCGTGCTATCCGTGATCGGCGGGAACAGATTAAAGTTTTGAAACACCACTCCGTTGACCGTCACATTGCTGATTGTGCCCGACAGGACGGCGTTGCCTGCCACCGTGGTCACAGTCAGCTTAAGACCGACGGGCTGCTCAAAGTCGGTCGGGATTTCGGCTAACGAATAAGTGAACGTGATCAGGTTGGTTCTAAGCCCAGCGTTCCAGCGCACCAAGGAAAAAGTCGCCGAAGATTGAGGCTCGTTGCCTTCGAGCAGGAACCCGTAGCCCGTGACGTTGGCGTAATGGACTCCAGACGTAAAGTCGGACGTAAGCACTCCGCCTGTCACGCGGGCCAGGACGCCGATGCACGACAGCAGCGGGCTAG